ACAAGCGCACCAGCACTGTTAAGCGCCAAAAGAACATAAACCTCGCGGGATCCCTGCAGTAACAAAAGCTGCTTTGCTAAGACTACCGTCTCTAATAATAACTGTTTCATGTTTTATTCCTCTATACAGACATAGCAAGTGTCAACAATAAATAGTTGTCTGGAGTGATAAGGGTCGCATTTTCTAGGCACTTTTTGAATTGCTCTTTTCTCATCGAGCCAACATCCTCATAATCTCCGATACCGACTTTCCAAACTTCAATGTCAAAATCTAGTAAGGTTTTGATAATCTCCAGTTCTTTCTTCTTAGCATCAGGATCAAGAGCAACATATACTCCGGCATCTTCTCTAACAATTTTACGTAGCAAAACCGAGTGCTGATTTAGGGTCGAGCCGAGGATTGGAACTGCATTGCGCCCCGCAACAATTGCATCAAATATGCCTTCGACCAGAATAATGTCCGAACTCCAATCAACAAAGAGATCGTTAAATATAATATTCTTGCTTACCGAAGGATTCTTATACTTTGGGTAATAGGCTTTATCATAAGATCGGGAAACAAAATAGTTCAAATCTCCTTCGTCGTCAAACGAGGGAATAATGATTCTACCTTCGTATTCTCCTCCGCTGCAATATCCCATCTTCCACCAAACAATATCTTGTTTGCTGATGTTTCGTTTTCTCAGATAGTTTCTTGCGGCAAAGCCCGTAGGTGGTACATCCTTGTTTGCCAGGGACACAAATCCTTCTGGCATCTCAAGGATTTGTTTTTCTTCGATTTTCGTGGCAAATAAATCTTCGAGCTTATTATAATCTATCTCGGATGTAAACTCACGCCACCGTGATTTATCGCTGTTTGTCCCGAAACGCCGGATAACACGATAGATATTCTTGCCGCGAGTATCGCAAACCCAACACTTATAATACCCCTTTTCGAGGTTAATAGAGAATTTGCGCTTATGATGATCGCAGTAAGGACATTTAAAAAGAAATTCGTTATTGGTCCGGTAGCCGGTCCCCAACACATTAGTCAGTATCTTTAGCTTCTTCTCTTTCACGGATCCAGCCTGCCTTTGCGATCACATAGCTATCTGACCGGTCGGCATAACCAGCCTTTGGATTTCCATGTCTAGTGTATTCTACCTCAAAACCAGGGACGTTGTCAACAACAAACTGCAAAGAAACAGCCTTTGCTTTCTGCCCTTTGGGGACCTTGATACCGCATAATTTGCGGGCGGATGTGGCGGCGAAGTATAAGGGTTCGCTTCCAAAGATATTATAGCAGATCCACGACACAATACCATTTATTTTTGATAATAACGAAAGCGTTTGTGCTGAGGAAAAGCCCGAGCGAAATGACTGAAGTGATTGTTCAATATACACTTTCTCTATAAAGTACTGAGATCTTAATTCGTTAAGGGTGCCCTCGATCTGGGCAGCCTTTAAAAAGAAATTCTTTTCCTTTCGTAGGTCGATATGCTCACAAACAACAATATTGCCCTTGTTGTCTAATATGGTGTAACCGGTAATACTGGTTGATATGTCTAATCCTAGGATCACAAAGATATGATATCAGATATCTAGCTTGATCTTAAACGTAAAGTCGCGTTCGACTGTTTTCTTAATTGGGGTTGCGAGCTTTGCGATCGCGATTAGGTTTTTGCTATTGTCATAAATCCCAACCTTAGAAATATAAGTTACTTTTTGGAATGATCCAGTGGGATCAGCATAAGCTGAACTAACAACGTTTTTAATTAGCATCTGATCATTTTCAACATATGTTTTTGAACCAGTATTGGCAAAATTAGCCGTCGTATACTTAATAAACGTCGGGTTTGTAGACTGATTTAACTGTCCCTTAGGAGCATTGGCAAACATAGTGAGAGTTTGGGTGGTGGAGGTGCCGCTCATTTCCATCACGAAAGAGGCGCTAGCCGCTGTAATCGGACCCACAGTAGGATCTATTCCTGGTCCTAAATCATCGCCTACCGTCCCAAGAACTGATCCACTTAAGGATTGAGCAAAAAATAGCCAGCATGGCGATGTGAGTCCGCTTGAACTTGTATAATAATCTTTATCGATACGCGACAAATTCAGCGAGCTGGTCAATATTATAAAACCTTCGTTATAAAGCGCCAGACCAATCACGCTGCCCGAAGTCCTGCCGTAGGTGCCATATAGCACTCCATCTTGATTTTCATCTTGGGCACGGGCCAAAAGTGCTCCAGTAATATAATATTTAAGATCTATTGTCCCCTTTTTAATCGCCGAACCATAGAATATGGTGGGAATATTCACAAGCCCGAGATCAATGCTATTAAAATCGCGACCGGCGCCTGGGTATAAAGCCCCTTCCGACGAAGAATAAATAAAATGTGGATTTATGTAAGTATAAGAATCAATGGTATTTTTAAGAGCCAAAATATGGGAGACGGAGCCCGTACGAACGCCATTTGTTATTAAAGGATTAGAAGAGGATCGCGGAGTAGCGGCGGCGTAAAACTCTTTAGAAATACTGGAAGTATAAGGGTAGTTCCCAAATATAACTTGCCCGTATTGAGCTTCATTCCACGAGCCGGTGCTAGCTAATGTTCTAAATCCGAGTCGGGAACCATTCTTCACCACAAACGAATAAATTAAACCATTATCCGGGACGCCGGTGATGGCGTCTTCCTCGGGTAGGGGCACCTGGGCACCCATGAATCTGTCCGTGGATGAACTGACACGGTCGATATTCATTTCATACAGCGAAATGTGTCCGGAATCAGTTAGTCTAATTGGATCGGCATGGGCGCCGGAGATATTGGGTGTATTATTATAATAAGCCGAGCCACTATAAACTATAAATTTAACGCTTGGATGTGTCTTTAATGTGTTTCGATAAACATTATTGGTCTTAAACTTATAGTAAGGCATGCCCGAGCCGCATCATCTTATTAGTAGTCTAGGCGAACTCTAATAGTAAACTCTGTTGATGGATCCTTTTTCAGTGGCTCCGACAACTTAGCGACTGCTAACAACTCATTATCCGGCGAATAGAGACCTACTGTGGTAACATAAGAAACGGGTGCGTCAGAAGAATTGTCTTTAACAACCATCTTACTGGCACTTAAGTAGGTATTATTACTTGAATAGTTGAAGTCTGTGTTGTTAACGCGGCAGAAGTAAACTGTTGAGTTCAGCTCTGTAGAATTGTTGAACGAAATATTGTCGACTCTGTGGCGCAGGTTGTCGCAGTTCCCCGAAATAGATGCACTAATAAAGTTGCCCACAACGCTCGCGCTAGCATGAACAGCAACTCCCTCTGTAGCGCTCATGCTAACCGAGGAGGACAATAAACTACCAAATACAGATGCCGAAATTACTGCGATACCGGCTTGATAATAGAGCAAGCCGACTTTAGCGTATCCACGGTCCCACTTAGCGTTGTATCCGCCTGCAGACTGGTCCCACACATCGCCAGAACCTGTTGCAAAAAGGATGCCGTATTCGCCGGCTGGTGAATTTACCTTATAACCAGCTGATCCGCTCTTATCTGTAATTGTAAGGGTTTGGGCAAAAGGAGAGCTATGTCCCGAAACTCCGGGGGCATTGACTCCTAGTGTAAGAGTAAAACTACCCTTCTTAATCTCATCCTTAGAAAGAAGACGCGTAAAGTTAATGAAGTAAGCTTCATCAATCTTGGTGCCGGATGTGAGGTCACCATCTTCGTCAAATTGTCGGACGGCATTGTTGCTATCAAATCCAGCAAGCACTTGGGCCATCTCGTTATAGATGTTTATCTTTTTAGCCTGATTTGTCGTTGTACCATAAGAGCGAGAAAGCGACGAGGTAGCAGGATACCCACACGTAAGATCTAAGATATGGTTAGCAGACGAACTTAAATAGGGATAATCATATACTGACTGAAATATCCCGTGACTATAATTCTTAATATTATTATCAGCATAGGTGCCCGACAAAATCGTACCAGTGAGGGGGATAGCCTCATGCAGGAGATTCCTGGTTACCACCGAGTCTTTTGCTGTGTCAAAAGTTTTGAATGAAGTTGCCATTATTATTTCCTTTTATTAACTTGTTTTCTTGACAAATCTAACTGGAATATCCAGCGTGAATCCTGTGGATACGCCGGAGACTCTCACGGTAGAATCGATAAACTTGTAATTTGCTGCGGCGAGGGTCTTCGTCCCGCTAGTGATGGCTGTGGTCCCCGAAGTGCCTAATTGGGTGAACAAGAAGGTACTGGTTCTTAAGTCTAGACCTGAGCCAATCTTGAGTGATACACGAGTTCCACGTGGACCCACAATGTCCGAGGCAGCAGCCGCGGCAATGTTGGTAACTACTCCGGTCCCATCCTCAGCAGTAGCTACATATGTTGCAATATTATCATCATCGATCGATGTGGGTTTCAGCGAGCCGGCGGAGGGTCGCAGAAAACCGAGCCGATTGTCCATCTGTATAAAATATTGGGTTTCTAGGAGGGACGGGTTGATAACAGACTCGTTGGATAACTCACTAGTATTGAGACCCTGATCCGTTCTGATGAGGTTTGTTCCAAGGTCGGGGCGGAATCCGTTTAGGAGTCCGGCGTCCAAGCTATTACTGTCAGTTGTAAGTGCATTGACAGTTTCTTCGTCCACCAGAACAACATAGCTTGAAAGCCCGCTATAGAATGCCGAACCGCCGATGGTGGTGGCAGGCACGATTACTGGTAGGTATAGAAGATCGTTTTCCCCATAGGACATAAGTCTAGACTTCATGCTAGACATATTGTTTGTAAATGCCTCTAGCACTGGTGTTTGAAGAATATTTATATCATAATACGCAGAACCATTGGTATTAGTCTTGTCGTATAGCCCATAATCAATTTCATCATCACCCAAAGCAAACTTGGAGATTCTAAATCTCCCATTGCCGCGCGCTAATCTTTTTCTGCCTAAGTCAGTTAAAACGGCGTCTAAAATAATATCGCCTGAGTTGTCTAAGAATCCCATACTGTTGTCCTCTTCATATAAATAGTCTTCAATGTCTTTATTCGCTAGGATTTACAATCCCAGTATTTTTAAATGTCACGTTTAGATCTAGTTTTCTTCCTGTCTTCTCGCTGCTTACTCGTATTTTAAATGTTTTATTCCACAGATCACCACTATCGGGGGCGCCTAATATTGACGAATTGGGAGCATTCGTAACCACTGGTACGCCTATAGAAAGAGGGTCATCCAAGCTTAATTGCTTCAAACTAGGCTCAATATAAATATAGCGTCGGCCGAGTTTTGTATGTACTGCTTGTGTGGTTGTTTCTAAGGTAAATATATCATGAGTTAAATAAACTTGCCCGGCGGAGTCCACCATCTCAATTTCATGAATAAATGTAGGATTCGAAATATTTTTGTTTATGTCCACCGATCTTGCACAATAATAGTACTTCTGATTTGGACGAATTGTGTCAGTCATCGAACCTGGAATACCGCGTTCAGGGTTGACCGAGAAGAACCTGCCAGAGGCAAAATCGGTATACTTCGTCGGTGGCACCGTTAACCTAAAAATTTCATATTCATCTACAGGGTCATCCGACTTGAATGTAAGTTGGGCCGACGCCACGTTGTCATAGGTGGTTTGTATTCCAGTCTGAGATAGATACTCTGCGACAAAATAACTTTTATCACTTTCCGCTATCGCAACGGGGCTTTCATTGACTTCGCCAAAAGCAGATTGAAGTAAAATTTTAACCCGATTGTTCACCCCCAGGAAGGGATAGAAAGAAATGTCGGGCGAAACAGGAGGTTTGTCCTGGGCTACAACAGTAACTGGTCCGAGTATATAGGGGACCTGAAGTATTCTTATGTTCGGATGATTAAAAATACCAATGTCAACTGTGAGCGGATCCGGTTCCGTGGACTCGTTGGAGTTCCCTGCGATCGCCTGTCCTTGAAATCCGGAGAAGGTGGTATAGCCATACTGATTGCCAAAGACCAGCAGGATCCTATCGATTTCATAACGATAAGCTATCTTGGACTTTATTTGAGAATCATAATATACAATATTTTCTCCATCAAATCGATTTGTAAAATAGAAAGTCTGTACAGGGTGCACCCGGTTTGAGGCTCTATATTTTCTAACCACATACATCAATGTCTCAACATGACACTTTGCATTGTGCAATATTTCTTCATAGCCGCGAGTAAAATTCGAGCCAGCCTGCACCTCAAAAGCCAGCAAGGGATCCGTGTTATCTGGGGTTGAGTCAGCATAGGGAGGCGGCAGTGTAGCGCGCTTGTGTAAGAGTGCTGCGCGGAAGGCGATGTCGGGGTTTCCCCCGGGAGCGGGCATGAAACTATCCTCGTCAATTTTCTCTGCTATAGCAGTCGCTGTTACATCAATGTCCGCGGGGTCCTGGTTTGTGAGGTCATCATATAGACTGCCGAAAGTTGCTAAATCAACATAGGTAGTAGGAGTAACAGCACTCCTAATCCCGGGGTTGGCGAGCGCACTGGTGGGCTTTCTTGTCCAAGCGTCGAAGCCTAGGCGCGGGGGCGTAGCTTGTCTGAGTTTTTGAATCACCCTATACTGTAATAAGCTCAGTGCATCGTGAGGGTCTCCGCTCGCCAGCATTGGCGCCGCATCGCCGGCGGTAGAGTCGGCGAGACTCTTAAGAAGCGCGACCTGGAAATCTCCGGCGTTTGTCGCGACCTCGCGTCCCTCGGGAAGCGAAGGGGGGATAATTATTTTATTATAAAAAGGTGTTGTAGCGGGGTTGATGGAATCTTCTTCCAGTACCTCTCTGTCTTTGTGCAATACGATAAGATCGGCTACAATTTTCGTCGCAGTTGTTGAAAGCTTCTCCTCAGCGAGCGCTTGCAAGAGTGCCCTAGTGTAAGTGGGGTAGAAGCGTCCTACACCAGTCTCCGTCCTGAACATCGGGGTGTTCTGCACCACTCTTCTAAACCAAGGTGTCTCGGTGGCAGAATCGGGGAGCCTTTGATTCATCAAAGTTAGTGCATCCATATAGCGCCCGCCAGCTAGAGGGAAAACTGTTCCATTTTGCAATTCGAGCTGCAAATAATAAACATTTGGTAAAATGTGCTCTGGGATATTGTCCGCGCTAATCACTGTTTCATAACTTGGGTTGCCATCTATATATTGCTGGTAGATAGGATCGATCGTAAACGCTTCGCCAGCTGCTTCGCGAATCCGGGGGTCCGCGGAAGGAATATGAAACTGGCACGTGTGATCTAGGAACCGCGGTGCGGTGGTGTTCGCCGAGGGCGCAAGTTGTCCATGTAAGAGCCCGCGAATATGTGCTGGTGCACCTAGGATTGGGGGCGTCTCCATGCTCTGTGCGGTGCCTACATAAAGGTTCAATCTCTCTTTCGCTTGTTCATATAGGGGCTCGATATCCCCCCATTCAGACTGAATCCCTTCGCCGGTCCGTTGGGCGTTCGAAATTGCCAGGGAGGATCCACCACCCTGGGATTCCAGATCGCCTAGGTTAACCTGAAAATTGGGTGTATAATCGAACCACAGCTTAGCAGGGATACTAACATCGTAGCTCATCCATGCGGGGTTGCTGAACTCCATGTTCAAGGCTTCGTCCCAGTACGGGTACGCATCATGATCGGCGCGCTCGCGGGTCGTTGAATAATTGAAAGGAATATTGTTGCCCCGGTTGGGACCAACGAATTGAGCCGCAACGGTACCCCCCCCGGCACCTACCACACCGAAGCCCTGCTGTTGGGAACTATCAAGTGCTTCACCAGCATTCCACAAAGCCTCTCCTTGGGTGCCCGGGTACTGGAGATAGTACCTGCCCAATACTCCTCTAATCTTGTCGGAAGTCCCCCAATCATTACGCGCCATTGGATGGAATTGAGGCCGATTAGGTTTTCTAATGCGTAGACCGACCATCGAAGAGTTTACAATAACAAGACGATCTTGGTAATTGCTAAGGGCTGTCATTTTAGTATCCTGCTCCTCGGGTGATATTCCTTCGTCGCGTTCCTGGACCACGTGTCCTTGTTGCGCGAGTTGCAGCGGGTGCAGATTCCCTCAGCGCTTCTTCGGTCGGGAACGGAATATTCTTTGCATATAGAATATCAGGTGAATTCAAATAATTTAAACTATTATTAGATTTACTAAAAGCTCCGACCATTTTTTGATATAGAGCAGTATATGTGCCCACAGCACGGTTTCGGCGGACGGGACCTAAAACAAAAACCGAAGCTAAGGGTTGAAGATGCAAAACGGTAGGCGCGTCAACAGTGTTGGAAACCTTTACCAATCGACAAATTAAAGCCTCCTTGTTCTCTAGTGCTCTATTATAAGTCTGTTGATTTAGGAGGGTCCAGTTTTGGTGCTTCACTCCAATAAGGGGATTATATGCGGCTAAGTATTGTACCTGCACGAGGGAACCAAAATTTACTATATTTGTCATCGAATCGGAATGCTTCAGAAGTAACGAGTCCTCCTGTGTTTTTCGAAGTGCCAGTGAGCCTCTGATAGCTGATGGGTTCGTTATCCTGGTAATATTATTGAACTTTGTAACGGTCTGACTTACTAATTCGCTGACGAGCAGTGATTGCACAGACCTATCCTCAAGTTGTGACGATTTTATTATACTATCCGAGGATCCTGACACTCTAGCATCCGCGGCGGTCTCTGCAATGACAAAATTAGAAGTTGATGAAAAGTAATTTTCAGAATCCACAGCTAGCGGATTTACTATATTATTATCAAAAACAACTTTTCTTAAGCTTGAATTATTTTGAGCGATGGCGATTCCAGACTGGTTCAAGATTTCCCTCATATTGGTCCCAGATGTCTTCTTGGTTTCTAAACTTGTGGCTGGATTTTCGTCCTTTTTACTGCGTATGAGAGCAACAAAATTGCCCGTACTGTTATCCAGGCTCGTCGTAGAAACCGCGAGTGGGTTTGCTCTTAAGCTCACCGATCTCGGGGTCAAGAATCCTACCTTGTTTATCGAACCGGCGTTTGGATTGGTTACAGAATACTTCTTCACCTCTTCGTCTACCCGGGCAGTCATTTTAGCATAACTAATAACAGGCATAGCCCCTCGCGGGTTGCTTATAATGTCATCCACATAATCAAGTCCCACGCTTTTATAATCTGTCACACTATATTTTTGGGGGAAGGTTTTAACCAATCTTAAGCCACTATCTTTTTTAACATTATAAATTTTAGAATTAAAATCCGCTCCATCACCTGTGATATTTTTCGTTGGCGAAAGTATGGCTTTAAGACTAGCTGCAAAGCTTTGTATCATCGTTAACACCCGCTGGCGGCGATCGTTGTCCTCTGGCGTTACTCCCGACATTAGACTAAGAAAATATTTCTGCCACGCGTTGGAGGATATTCTGGCAAATGCGGCTGAGCCCAAAATGAAGCCTATAGAAGCAAGATAAGTATCTATTAGTTGTTTAGCGGGGCGGATGGAGAGCTTGCTGGGTCTCCTCTCATAACGTGCCAGTTGATCTCTCAACTTCTTTGCTACTAGCAGAAGAGCTTCCTTTGTTTGATCATCAAAGATAACTTCTACTTTGTATTCCAAGAGATTGCTGCTATATTCTTTTGCCGTCCTGTCAACAAACGAAATATTTAATATACTGGACTGGTTGCCCCGATTTATTATTCTAAGTCCCCTCTTTAGGGAGGCGACTCTCCGAAATAAGTTTTCTTGCTTGATCCCCGCCGGGGCGAAGTAGCCGGGGGTTAAATCGTTGCCGGCATCGTCAACCTTCACAACTTTCTGATATACGATAATATCTTTTATCCCGGTGGCGGACAAAAGGGAAGAATTTGCTTTGATTAAGAATCCAAAATCTGCATTCTCCTGAGCGAAACTTAAATGATCAAGAGAGAAGAGCCCGTGGACGTTTCCTGCTTTATTCCTGGAGAACGTCGCCGCAGATAGATATGCATTCTTGGGAACTCTTTTGGGACGGGAAGAAAGAGAGAACCTTTCCGCAAGCTTTAAAATTCGCATGTCTTTTGTTTTAGCATTTAGGGTTGATTCGGAGGACAAATTAGGATGGGTTGCTTCTGTGTGGATGTTGCCTGCCATAATTACTTCTCCATTGCTATGTGCCGAGCCCGGCCAGACTGCGCCCTTGACGCCATATCCCGCAGCCGTTTGCGATAAAGTATAGAGAGTAGAATTGGTGGGGGAGAAGCCCTTAAGAAGAATTGTTTCCTTTACAATATTGCCAATAACATATTGCCCTTTGTTCTTCCTATAGGAAGCCACCAACGCATATAAAGTTTTAACACTTTTTCCAAAGCGCCTAGTTTCCTCATAAACATTATGATAAAGCGACGCATTTGTTGGAATAGCAAGCTTGGCTTTGGGAACAAAATCTTGTGGAAAAAGATGTAAATTCTTTGTATTCGATGTATTTGCCTTAATGTGCTCTATTAAACGATCCGGGTCTAAGGATAGGGTATCAATCAGACCTTTTCTAGACGTTAAAAATATATAATTTGAAAAATTTACCCTAGATTTCACGCGTCCTACCTCATTTGAGATAGATAAGGTTACCAAGACGTGATTCTCGGTATCCACATCAATCTTTATTTGTTGGATAGTGGCGAAAGGCATGCTTCGTCGATATGGTCCGGCAGCAATCATTAGTCACACGGCTCCTCGTTATCGGTAAGGTAAAGATTTCTATTGAATCGAAGCTTCGTAGGTCCTGCGGACGGACGGGCGCCGAAATCAAGGTCGCCCACAGCGCGGTCGATCTCGCCATCCACCAATATATTCATATAATATTCTACATGCGATGATGTTGGTTCAGTAAACTCTGGTCCCGACGTAGGGAAGAAAGATTTTTGTGTATATTCTCCCACTCCATTTGCTCCTGATCCTGATTCAAATACCTCGATACTAAAATTTTCTTTTTCATAGTTGGTATTATTCTCTAGCAACTCTAACAGTAAATAGTTATCGTTTAGTGCCAAATACACATTTGTGTCTTCATAAAGCCCTGTTATCGATTTTTCCATATTCAACCGGTCACCAAAAAATACTTCATAATCAACATTAATGTTAATTTGAGGAATCTGCTCCACCAGGGCGCGTCCTGAGCCGCCTTCCTGTAAATAGCGAGCAGATGAAGATATTTCTGGCTCTGATAGCACCTCCAGCTGCCATGCCGGATTATATTTGGAGTCTATAGACGAATTCCCGAGAGGGTAAGCATTAATCTTTCCTTTGTTGGCGAAGGGCTCTTGGTTTCTGAACTGGGTTACTTTATTAGCCGGATCGAGCTGCCGTCCTGCATTGGTTAAGTTTAAATCAGCAAGGAACTGACCAACTCTAGTTTCTACCCCAGTTCTGTTTGCAAGAATCTTCAACTGAGGCGTGTCGTACTGGATTCGGCGCTCGATATCATTTTGTGCTTCCGTATAGCCCGAGCCGCTCACATCGTACAGTACATCGTCATCAAAAAAAGCATAGTAAGCAGGATCAAGCTGACCAATTGATAAGAGATATTTACCGTACTCAGTAAGCTCAACATCAAGTACTTCTTCTTTTTTGTTAAAAAATTCCATTAGTTATTGCCTCCTCTGTTTCGGGTTGTTGTTGATCTAGTGGCGCGCTGAGTCGTTGTTGTTGATCTAGTGGCGCGCTGAGTCGTAGCTATCCCCTCCGAGGGCGCTGGCTGTGCCTGTGGCGCGCCGGGTGCCGCAGGAGCCTGTCTAGACGCCACAGGCGCCGTCTGAGCGCCTCTAGAGGTCACTGGGGCTCCAGGTGTAGATGGCGCGGTAGCTGTCGATCCTACGGGCGATCTGGACGCGTTAGTGGTGCGCTGGACATCCAGGGCTTCTTCTTCGCTCATGCGCGTGTTCTGTTTAAGGTCAGTTGACACATACTGAACTTGCTCATTGATCTTAGCTAGCTCCACCAGGGAGAAATAGTCATATGGCCAGTTATATGAATAAGGACTTGTTATAGCATTGGGCATCGCGCTAAGGTCAGCATCTGGGAGAAGGGACCGGCGGACCTTCTCAAAGTCTTTCTTAGCACGCTTTTTAACCTTGAATACCATCCAGTGCGTATCTTTGTCCTTATTAAGAATGAGATCAACAAGCTGTTTCTCTTCTACGATCGCCTCTTTAGTCTCGAATTTCTCATTTATGTTGGGCGGCAGGTTCTGCCATATATCAGCTATATCCTGTTGAGTTAGGTCTGCAGAAAATTCAAAGATATACATTAACACGGGGTCAACAGTTCGGAATCTGGTGAAGTCAAATTTAGGTGGGAATATATATTTGTCCATTGCCTCTACCATGTTGCGATAAGTATTTGAATTCCTTCTATTTTGTGCTACGCGGATGAAATTTCTTCGATTTTTAGATTGACGATATGGTATTGCAACTATAGCTTCTTCAAGTTTAAATGCTGATTTAACAGTACCGACGCGTTTGGATTCAGCAGTAAATTTTACAACATCCAAAAGGGAGTTAGATCCTTCGGATGCCAAGGATGTAAAGACGCCGGCTTTAGATCCTGTCGGGATAGAACCATATTGCATCCACATGCCTCTGTTAATCAGCCGATTAGGGGGGTCCTCGGTACCGTAAACCGACGCCGTTGGTGGAACAGCATAATTGGCGCTAGCAAAATTTAAAACTGGTGTCTCAAATTTAGACTGAATAAGCCAGCGCCTCTTTTGCGTGGTGGTGCCGGGGGGCACTTCCACTAAAGATTCTAATAAATTATAGCAATCATTTATCATCATGCGAGGATCATAGGTCGCGTCGTCGGCTACGGCGTACTCATTGTCATTGTATTCATCACGGGTGTAGTACAGATTCGTTCCCGATAGAATCTGATCTAGAGTAGGTATCCCATTCAGTGATGCCGTAAATGCTAAGAGAACTGACCCGGCGCCTGCGTAATAGGGAGGCGTTACATGTGAGAAGGAGGGAACATTTGTCCCACCTCCAACCTTGCCATTCAATGGAGTTCCAAATCCTGTGATTCGGGAATACATATCAAATGAACCCGTATCAGCCTCGCGGGCAGTGCTACTCTTCTTTTTAATTGGGCGGCTGATATCTAGACGCATTGTGTACACCGTTCCGGCAGTCACCGGAGTAAAATCCTCTTCTCTAGCGGAGGTAAACGAGGTTAGGTCCTCAACAAACATATTGGTTACTTCACAGAGGAAATTATCAATTGCAAGGCTATAAAGAGGTATCGATGTGCGCAAGTTGCCGGCAATATATGGCACGTTTGTGATGGGTGCCGGGTTGGAAAGCCAACTTGTGGTGCCAGAAATACCCGTATCTACAATATAGCCCCAAGTTGCTCTAATGCCAGTATAACTTCGGAAAGATCCATGTCGTCCGGACAGATTAATTAAATTCTCGTTTGTAAAGAAAGATTTCGGCTTATAGAGAGCCTCGAAAGGAACCTTTGCGGTACTAAATCCCTCAAAAGTATCGTTGGCTGAACTTGAACCAATGTCGAGGATCCGGCCTGCTGACCATCGAACGACGCCCTCTGGGAGTATGGTAGTTGAGGGGGATAAGCTTGTTATTGGCGACGGCGCGGCGCCAATAACCGAATAGGAACCCGTGTTTAGCAACACAAAGTTACTTACCCCCAAGCCTGATTTAACCGTATTATACAAAATTCCTGGGGAAAAGAGCGGTTCGATCAGGGCACGGTGAGCTTGATCAGACACGGCGGTGCCGAGGTGCATGTTGAGATCATCCGCACCGGAGAGGTAGGAAGCCGAAAATAAGCTGACTAATTCTAGTGTTCTCTCCGCGGGGTAGAATCCCTTGTACGGTAAAAATTTAATTGATGCGGAGCACTTCAAAGCAACTTTGTCGCGGATAATCTTAAGATCACCGGAGCGCTGTTCATTCAAGTCCTCGTCAATTACATTAAAATATTTTAAGAAATCTGCATTTGTATAAGTCTTAAAGAAGCCAGCTTCTGAGCTGTCCGCAATTGCGGCGCCTGTTAGCTCAAATATGTTATCTATTTCAGCCAAGAAATTACTTTCTTTAGAGTTCACATATGTATCCATCAAAGTGCTGATTCGGAATTCTGGCACTATGGAATAGTCTTTTCCAACTAAGCGAATTTTCTCAGCATATGTAGAATAATTTTCATAAGGCTGTTTGCCGGCTTGATCGCCTGCTTGCCATTTCGCGCCGCCGAAGATGACGGGGTATGCGCTTCCCGTATGTCCTGCTATAATCGGCATCCCATATGTTGGGGCACTTGTAATGCCGGATCCCAAGGAATTCGAGAAACGGGAATATGAATTCATCAGTTCTCCGGCGCCGTCTGCAGTACGAACAGAGGAGGTAGTGGTGAAGTTAAGATGTCCGTCCAATGGCCAAATACTTGAATCCGAGACCGGCGCCTTCTCCATGGAGCCTACCAGACCGCCGTAGGTTGTGCTTCGCTTCGTTCTATTGTTATTCCAAATATTATTTATGGTATAATTCTGTCTACCGCGAACTGCTGGTTTATAAGCATTCTTTGCGGAGGGATAAAGTCTCTCAGAATAATTTATCACCACACTCAAGGGGCTCAGGAGCGTATAGTCGATAACCGAATTGTAAGCACGGCGGCTATCAAGATCGATTTGTAAGCCAAGTCTATTATTGAGACCATTATTTGAGAAGTAATCTAACTCATTTCTAAATGGAACCGTAAGAACTAAATTATTAGCAGTGTTAGAATCATCAGTATTATCCTCAAAATAGAAATATATTGGAGAGGAATTATTAGAAAGAGGCGCCTCAAAATAATCAATAAAGGTGTTTGGCTGGGTTGGGGTTATATATCCTGTTTGAACGCCCCCCACTATATCTGGAATCGGCTTCGGGGCTATAACTGTTCCTATCTGATTAGTTTCTCTAAGTTTTCTTACTACAGGCTTCTCTCCTTGCCGGATTTGTTTCCAGGTGGAATACCCAAAGGCGCCCCCACGGTTATCCAGCAGCACATTAAGATAATCAGCCGTGTTAGTTAGAGTTGCTCCCTTCAAACCAAGAGTTGAGTTATAATAAACGGTGGCTGCTGGTGAGGTCAACGGGAACCCCAGGATATGGGCGGATGCCGACACAGGATCCAGGACTAGCGAACGAAGTCCTACAAAGTTAGAGTGACCATAAGTGCCGCTAGTGACTAGCTCCGATAAGGTCGATGCACTGCAGCACGAGGGGCGCTGAAGATCTAAGATCATGGAGCCGCTCTTAAGGGACCCCGTTACCCAAGTGTACTGCTGAGTAGATTGTGGTATAGCATGTTGCACAAATAGGTTGTCATATACTGAACTGGTGACGTACGTATCACCACTGAGGACTACGCGCCTCTTGGTGTTTCGGTTTGTCTTGTGCCATGCCGGGAACTGGTCGATGGTGGCATAAGTACCATATGCCGGATCGACTCCAAATTGTCCACAGTGAAGAGTAGCTAGTTGATTCAAGCCGCGCGGCTTATCGATTTGGTCGACAACACGCATAGCAGTATTTAGGACATTATCAATTGACGCAGACCCGGACATACCGTAGCTGATTACGTCGCGATTCCGATATGGCGAAGCGTTATATGCAGACAACTCTTCATGTGCAGGATCTAAATACCCGCGCGAGAGTGTTCTGTATGAACCGGGCGAGCTAAACAGGTTCACTATTACAGTTTTGTTTGAATTAGCGCCGCTGCGATTTGGAAGGGAAAAGTTGTGTCGGACTAAATCTCCGAAAGGCGACCTGGGGGCAGTAGCACGGAAGCAAACCTCGGTCGGTATATCAATTAGAGTGGGAGAGCCTCCTTGCGCAACTAGATTTGCATTTCCCATCTGGTCTACAATAATGTCGGCAGTGTCCGTAGCTCCATTGCCACAGCGCCACCATATAAGTAGATTTGCTGCAGCGCTTAGAGGTCCATAGGTTGCCAAATTTAGAGTAGAATTGCCGTAAATCTGTCTGATTTCGTTGGAGTTAAGGTTTGTATTATAGAATGCAATGTCCGACAAATATCCCTCGAAACCGACAGACGAGTGGTATCCGATTCGGATCTTAGCGTCATACTCTTCCAACTTGCCGGTGGGAGTTGCGGTTTGACTTATCTTTACCCTGGTACCATTAACATATATTTCTGGGTGATTGGAAGTAGAAGAGCCGTCATAGGAGATTGCAATGTGGATCCACTCATCCGTCGCAACAGGGTCGTCTGTTTTCCAGTTCCCGTCGTTGCCGTCAAAGTAGGCGTGGAAGATGAGACGATCAGTAGAATCCAAATACGCATATCTATCATCAGCAACCGCGCCAACAAGGAAATAGTTGTCCTGTCCCGAATTAGTGCAATTCATCCAGAAAAGCCATGTTTCCTTGTCATTAGTGTTCATCGCGCTGAAAGAATCAAACTCATAGTAGTTACCAGAATCGTCTATGGTAGCGGCCTTATTGTTAACCGCGCGGACATCTAACAAGCGACTATAAGGAAGCTGAGGATTAAGGGCAAATTGATAAGATTGATCCTGGAAGAACGGATCGTTGGTAGTCCTACCGCCTGTATTAATAACTTGGTAGTTCTTCTGATAGTTGCCGATCGCATTGTGGTCCAGAGTGCCGGAGAGGCGCGTGCCCACAGACGCCGTAGTCATCAGAATGTTCCTAATATTGACCGGGCGCTTGGCTGTCTCGTCCCGGAAGCGTTGTGCGGTCGGAAGACTTGCCAGCCACCCCAAGGGAGCCGAGCCTGGTGGGGAATCGCCAAACGGATAGTTGGGGGGCACTATCCCCAGCGTTCCTGTCAGCGGCAACGTGAGGGATCCTAATTCAACCCTAAACCCTTCGGCGCGGCTTTCTCGCGTGTCTGTGCCATCATTAACTTCGGTATGTCGATAGTAGCGTCCGCCGACAAACTTCTCCGGGAAGGGACCCTGCATCGGAATATCATGATTCTGAACAAAGTCATTATGGAGGTTAGTTATCATTGATCCTGACTTATACTTCTTGACAACATTAGAGTTATAGCCAGTAGTGACTGAGGAACTATAGAGGCTGAATGGCGCATAAACGTTGCCATCAAGGTCTCTCTCTTGATCAATATTGATGCTGGGGTCTAGCGCGAAACCCAATCGTTGTTTAAGTGTCGGGAAGAAGATATCCGTGGTGTCAACTAGTTGTTCCACGTCGGAGCCTACGCCGAGCATAATATTTGTTGGAATATTGGTACTCGGGACAACCGGTCCATAAGGAGCGCATGCGGCGAATACATAATTAGGACGATTATTATGATGTCGTCCGACGCCGCCAAAAGAGATGCCGCCTTCTATCGACATTCGGACCGGGGATGAAACTCTGCGCGTGTATGTCTGCGCAATAGCTAACCCGGAGGATGTAAGATCTACAGAAACAGCCTTGAATGTTTCTTGCTGTCCGGCATATCGATGCCAATACGTGTTCTCAGTCTGCGGCGGAGTGCCGAGGGGCGTCGAAGCTACCGGCGCATGGAAGAATTTCCAAGCCTTAGAATATGGCGGATTAGAACTACCAATCTGCCGGCGTGTAAACGTAGAGTTCGATGATATACCAAGACCGGAAGGAAAATCGTCCGGGGAGTTGTTCTCACTTGATTCTCCTACCGTGTCTACCGTTACAATTGCTGTCTCGTTGCCGCCAATTCTCTGCAGGAAGGGGAATTTTCTTCGATATTTTGGACGCTCCAGGAGATGATTTTCAACAACAGTTAGCACACTCTCAGCAGCATCAGCAGATGCCGGCACAAGCTGAGAGAGAAGAACTGATAGCGCCGAGTCAAACCATTTGTAGAATTCGTAATATTTATCAAAATCAAGTTCGGGATTCTTAACTTTCTCAAAGAATTTTCGGCGCATGACGTTTAATTGCTTATATTCGAGGCGATATTTTTCTACAGGATCTCCAAGAAGGTTGTGAAGATCTTTTAGATTAGCAAAATAATTTAGCATTTCTTCTGAGATTGTTTGATACATGCTCTTTTCAAATGCAAAATAGTGATGGAGCGGTCTAGAATCGGCTGTGAATACCTCTGTGTCGGCAGTGCCCTTGACAGTAACCATATCTTCGGCGTGTATGTTTTCCGGCAGGTTTAGGCGCGACGAAACTATAAAATCTTTGTCTATAGCAGACGTGGAGGATGCGGCAAAGAAAGATCCACTAGCGGTATACTGGTTGTTTAAGATATTCCCTAAATTGCCGAACCTAGTAAAGTCGGCGGAGCCTGAGCTAATATCTGCGACGGCGAATTGCCCGTTAGCATCTGAGCCCGTATTGGTTAGGAACTCCCAATTGAACACCAGAGTATCAAACTTAGTGATATCTCCGAAAGAAGCCGACGGATTAAATTCATAAGCATACAAGTGAGGCTGAAGTGCCCCGTAATTTTCAGTGTCTAGAGCATGGGCGCTGAGGGTTTCGTTATCTAGATAATCTAGCCAATACCGGCAGGCATTAATTTTTACATCCGATTGCTGCAATACAGCACCGGTAAAGTTTGTTCGGTGTGCACCAATGTATGCGCGGCGACTGCCCGTCATAAAGCCAGCACGAGGAGCCGTAACAGATTGAGATATCGTAAATTCTGTCAATACCTCACCAGCATCAACCTCGACACCATGTAACTCAACAATATAGTTACTATTCGAGCTAGTAACCAATCCCTTAAGGGGATATGTCTCGGGCTTAATCCTTACAGCAAGGTTCCATTTTGTATCATTATAGACTTGCTGATAGAGGCTCGAGGTCAATCTTGTTATGCGTCCGCCCGCTGAGCTAGTCAGAACAAACTTCACATTGTCCGAGCTAAGTTCGTCGCGCTCCGCATAAACCTGGAAGTTCAGAGTGTCAGGCGTTCCCCAAATCGCATCGGAAGCGAGCAGGCTGGCGCTGTGCATTCCGAACAGAGATGCACTTATAGTATTCGTGTTAACATAACCGCGATCTGTCGGACGCAATTTAAGAGGGAATACAACTTCTGTCTCTAAAGTGAGAGCATAACCGCCTGTTAAGTGCGCGGATGCAGGTATAACACCCACTGAATTGGCATTTGTCGGATCGGCGTAGTTATAGACCGTGGCATCGGTGTTGGACTTCGCATTAAAGTTTACGAACTTATCAGCGACGGCTACATTGCGTCTGTTGGATCTTAGTTCATATTGAACGTTATCCGCATAAGTATTAAATTTGATCAGCTCATCATCAATTCCAAAACAGCGAATGAGGTTTCTAAATGACTTCTGGGTGCCCTTTGTCTTGTAAATGTAAGATAGGTTGTTATAAATGTTCTGATATATAGTGTTTTTTATATCATGAAGAGATTTTTCGTAGACTTTATCTTCACTTCGATCAGCGAGCTTCTCCAATATGTCAGCATCCAGGAACAGATCCGGGGCGACGAGTCCGCGAGAAGCCAAGAGATTTTCAGCAAATGGAAGAGGCTTTGTGGTGCCTGTCACATATTGTCTATCTTGAAGTTTGTTGAGACTTTTAATCTGTAGGTGCAAAGTGTCAAAGTAGCTTGACATAATCTGAGTTAAATATCTTAGCTGCTTTTGACCTTCAATATCCTCTTCTACAATCCAAGTTGGGATGGAGTTATAGATGGAGGCATTGTTCATCGTGTCATGATCAGAGCCCGACAGCTTGAGGGCGCTGTTGAGAGCTACTACAGCTGGGTGGAATGAATAGATTATGGGATCTTGGAATTCTTTGATTGCCGCACTTGAGGATATGATGGCGGATCCCGTATTCCGCGAGTTCGAGCCGTAGCCTGTCCAAGCACCATTAGAGAACCGACCAGAGTAATCGAGGACGACGCTATCCGTCGCTGTGACCCCCGTTATGCCTTCGTTAAACTTAAAGTAGACACCCAAGTCTACATTGCCCGACTCCATCGTCTCAATGAACGGCTCTGGGTCTGTGTTAACACCTCCCCCAACTTGCGTGAACCAGTACCTCCCAATGTCTTTAGAGGTTCTTTGGGTCTTCCAATAGCGGAACTCATCCAAGGAGCCGGAGAGCTTTCCGAAGCCGGCGCCTGTCGTGGAGGGAGTGGTGGTGCCCGAAACAGCGGTAATTAGAGCGCCCACATATGCGCGCAAGGACGTACTGTCCATATCGTTAATGCCGGTGGACCCCAGAATGCTTTCTTTGTTGAGTGTTCCATCAACATAAAATTTAGTAGTAACGCCAGCAGAAGCAGACTTAAGAGTTACCGCGTAGTGGTGCCAGTTGCCATCGGCTACAGATGCACTAGTAATGGTTGACGTCGCAATAGCTTGGCGATAGAATCCTGCAGTCCCGGACATGGCGGTGAGCAAAAAGGGGTCGGCGCCGTCCGAAAGATTTCCTGTTAACTCAAGACGCAGGCGGCTGTAGTCTGCGGAGGAGGAGTTCTCTCCGTTCCATAAATCGAAAACAACTTCTCGTGGAGACAGCGACGGCGATAAAAAGGTATCCTTTTTCAACCAGAACTCAACAGAAGCGCCTTGCGATGCTAAATTGAACTCCAGGTTGGAGCCACGATTCATTGACGGCTCGTAATAGTTAGAGCCAGTAAACTGGGTGGATCTCGGAGTCGCCGTATCAGGATGAGGGTTGGGACCGCCTTCCATATAAATGTATTCGGGGGATGACGAGGATCCGTAGCCGTCTGCTATGTTGCCGGTGCCCCAACCATCGGCGGACATAATGATATAACCAGTTGTCCTGGGATATTCGTGATCGTATATGTGAAGATCTAAATATGTAGAATCATTGACCCACTCTAGACGTTCTTTGAGAGACCCATCATACGGATAGGTATTATAAATTCGTTTTATAGATTGTTCGTAGTATTCTTCGGCCGAGCCGTAGCGAGCGAAATTTTCCGGCTTGGAAAAGTCGATACGAGGTATGAATCTCTCTTCCTCGATGATATCTTGCGCGTGATATCCAACAGACTCAACCTCGGATCCTATGTCGGCGGCTGACTTGTTTGCGAGAGACTGTATGTTTTCGGCAACTTCGAAATACTTCTTAATGCTCATACTTTAATTATTCTTCAACTCTAAATTTGAACGTCTGTGGTTGTTCTTGCCAATCTCCTATACTATCGTTATAATATGACAACTTAATTTCGTACATATATCCTGGGTCGAGTAAGTTTATATTTAGATCAAAATAGTTGCCATCCTTATCATATGAGAGGTATGTACTCAAGTCTGAACCTGTTCCGTATGGAATGGCTATGTAATTATCTATTACCCGACAAATAGAGTACGAAGCGCTCGTGATAATGTCTGTTGGATTATTAGCCGTCGCAACAGTATAAATTGTTGGGCTCCAATCTTTGTCTCGGACAAAGAAACGGAAACGTGCTTTATCACTTGTAACATAGCTCTTTTTCAAATTCCTACAAGAAGTTATCCTATTAAAGGTTGGAGCACTATCATATGTGGGTACCAACTCAGGATAAAAAGAACCTGTGTAGAATTCGGTGCCACCAGAATGCCAAACATCGTGAACAGCTAAAAATCGAGTTGCCGCTGCGGTAAGTGCAAGTTGACAAGAATAGAGACCCGTGCTAGAGTAACTTGCTGTGGCGTTAAGATCATCATCAGCGACAACCCCGCCGCCTAGAGGGAGCTTGATCTTCGAGCCAGATGGAGAGCCATTGGAACTAGAGTAAAAAGATACTAAGAGGTCGTCGGTACCCACTGACGGGATATTAACTAAACGCCCCCGCACATAATTATAGAGGATGAGCTTATTGAGATTATCGGCGGCTGGTGCTAGTGAGCTCGAATAATAAAAATTTTCTCTGTCGTCCTCGGTCCTTGAGTTCCAGCGCGCTTCGATCACCGGGCGCTTGAAGAAAAATTCTGTTGAGCGAGCAAAAAACTTCTTAGTGTAGTAAGACTGTGATGCGCCTTGCGTATTCTGGATTACACTTCCCGAATCTACTCCGCTAGAATTAGAAAAGTAGGCTTCCTGACTAGCTGTCAGGCGGACTCCGAAACCATAATTTGTAAACTCATTGCCGGAGGTTATCCATCGTTCAACAATCTCTGACACATCAAGATTGATGTTTTCATACCCCGCGGGAAATAATACATTATAATTTGAAGCTGTCAGATAATCGCCACCGACGCTTGTCCAAGCTGTTGTAGAACTGGCAGATCCCCAATTGGCTACTCCCAAATCCTGATAATTGTCCATATCGAGACCTGTTCCCTCCGTCCAGGTTCGGGAAACCGGAGCGATTATTAAATTAAAATCTTGCGGTAGCGTAAAAGGCGTTTCGGCATTGAACATCTTCAAATAAAAAGATACGCTGCCAGAGGCCGGGATTGTGCCGGCGTCTCGGTCGGCTGAAACGGTGTCTATAGGAAACTTAACGAGAATACGCGACAGTTCCTGCGACTGTCCGGTCGAGCCGGACTCCTGCCCATATATGGAGAATACCTCAAGAGAATCCGCGTAGCCCATGTTGGACCCACTGCCCCGCGTCCTCAAATTTGCTTCGTAAGCATTCGTGATGGTGGTGTCAGCACTCGCCGTATATCTTACTATGGCCATTATCTTACAGATCCTTTAATGTTGACATTTGGGAACTTTAGTTCAAATACAACATTCTTTTCTCCGACAACCTTTTTGCTGTCTGCAGCTAAATTGCCTTCAAAATCAAAACTAGTATCGGAGTAATTCCCTCCTGAGATCCCATCGACCTCTAGTCCCTCTACATCTACTACGCCTTCGGTTTTCTGCAATACTTTATAGAACTCGGTTAGCACAATAGATTCTCCGATATCATATTGGTGTGTAGAAAGATATTTTCTTAGTGCGGCAGAAGCTCTATTCACGACAGTATACTTACTCGTATTGAGGTCTGCAACAACAGTAAATTTGATTTCAAAATTAGCAATTTTTGCATCTAGTATGTCGACTGTGTCATTAATCATCTTATATTGACTTATCCAAGTTCTTAAGTTATTTTTAAGTGTAATATTGGCAGGCGTTAGTTTACCGCTCGTGTCTTCGGAAACCACATAGAGATTCAAATTTCGTTTAAGAGCGCCGAAGTCTTTAATTAAGGCTGCTCTTTTTACGGCGCCATATCTCGCGGGCATCGCATAGGCTAAAGATTGATAATCTTGTGCTGTTACGGCGCGATTTTGAGTCGCATAAAACCCCATAACACGCTGTTTAATTTCATCTGTCGACGGCAGAGAGACATCACCTACAAAGCTTTCTTCGTTGATAACCTCCAGGGTACCCTGCACTGCGTTGCGGGTCACCTGTGAGAGAGTTCCTTGCGATCTAAACCGGAAGAGAGGTCGCTGCAAATTTACGATTGTATTCACCCCAGCATTAACATCGCTAGTGGTATTTACTCTATAGGATATTCTCAACGTAGTGTCTGCCGGTGCGATCCCGAATTTATCAGTGCTGATTAGCTTTGTGGGGTCGAAATCAATATCAGTAATGTAATCGCGACCGTTTAAGTCCAACACTAAAGCTGATGGGTCTGTCACCGAGTCGCTAAGAAGCTCAGAATCAGAGCCATATCCAAACTGTAAATAAGTGCGGTCACGCTCCCTTTCAACAGTGAATCTTCGTGCTACTGGGACAGCTTTCATAATGTTTCTAACTGTGTTATTGGTTGCGGTATTGGTATTGCGGATGGCTTTATAAATAGTATTCTGGGATAGGTTGTCAACCTCAACATACTCGTGACCTTCTGAATCTGTAACTGATAGTACTTCAGCTACATTCACCGCCCCCAGATCAAGTTTCAAAAATCTTTGAAAGTCTCCGACAGTAATTTCCTTGTAGGCGCCTCGCCCGGAGACAGCGCGTCCTTGCGCACGAATAACATAGTTTGTAGGAGACCCTGTGGTGGTATCTACGGTACCTACAACAATTTGGTTTGATGAGCGCGAGAAGTCAACATCTTCAATTAAGCTGTAGGAGCCCCCGCCAGTCGAGGCGAAGAGCGAGCCTGCTTGCAAGACCGGCGCATATTCAAGATCGGGTCCGGAGGTAGTACCAGGAACTTGGATATAGAATGTTAGCACCCCATAGGAAGAAGGGCTAGTGGTTAGCTTAAATCCCATTTGATTGGCAAGCCGCAGGACATTGTCATATTCAATCGCTGTATTTAAAAAGCTTTCATTCGCCTGATAATCAACATAGAAGGAAAGAATGTCTCCGATATAAGCAACGGTGTCTAGCATCAAAGACCCAAAGGAGGCTTTATTAAAGTCCTTATAGGTATCTGAGTAATATCTTTTTGCGTAATTTTCTAAATCCTTCCGGATAGAATCAAAGTCGCGGCTTGTATATTTTATCGATTGTAATTTTTTGGACATTAGTTTATCTCATTAAATAGGTTGATTCGCCTCTACGCTCAAAATTGCTCTGGTTTGAAGAGGAATGATTGTAAATTTAATCCTTACTTGGAGATCATTAGGAAATAATTCGGGCACTGAGGGCGTTGAAAATTCTACACCATCTATATTAATATACGAAAGATACCGCTTGGCTTGTCTCTGGATGCGGCTTCGCAATTCCCCATAGACTGTGGGTCCAGGGTTCTCAAATATAAATTGTCGTATGCCCACCCCAAAACTAGGGTCCATCATCCTTTCACCAGGATTTGTAAGAACGAGCATTTTGAGGTTTTGTATTGCTAAATCAGCAAACGTTGTATTTAGGCGATAGGCACCAAAAATATCACTTTGGACCAGTGGTAGTGCGACTGCTAAACCTGAACTCATGCTCACTCTCCTTCTTGATCACTGCAGTCCGGTGGGTTATCACCGGCGCCATCGACATTCTCTGTTCTATTGCCGATTTCATTTTTAATTAGTTCTAACAGCAAATAAAGGAAGCCGAATGGTGTGGGAGGTATCATAAACATTCCGGCTACTGTCCCCGTCATATCAATACCGTCGAGATCCACAGTAGGGAAGAAATTCGGCAAGTTCCCGCCGGGCTCATCGGGCAGTCCGGCATCCGATATCGCTGCCTTGATGCCCATATCCCCCGCCCTGAATCCAGCATCCATCAAACATAAAAGAAGCCCCATGGCTTTTTTCCCCGTAAGATTAAGCTCGTAATCCTCAAATCCGAACTGCTGCATGGTTGCCGCTGTGCTTTCATTAATAGCGTCTACCGGTCCAGCGTTGAGGGCTTTTGCCCCCTGCCCAAAGGCATAGGATGACCCAGTTTTTATTAATTTTGTTATAGCCAGGTGAGGGTCTATTAGTTCGGCGAGTCCCTTTAAAATATTGATGGGTGCTTGAATCAACATTTTTAAAATAAAATCTCTTGCCTCGATGCCGTGGTCTTTATTCCCTGTGGCTGCCGCAATTGCAGCCTGACTATCGGCATTAGACATATTAGGCTCCATGTTGAAGTTCGCATCCTGCGAGAGAAGGTAAACTAAGGTACTAAGTGCCTTTGCTTTGGGACTTGCCAGCGCTGATTCAATGTCCATAAAATATCTTTCTGTCAAATAAAGATTGTTGATTATAGGAATGGCTGTAATAACATCCTGTGAGAAGGTGGTAGAAAAATATTCCTCGTACGCTGGATTGGTGGAGATACTATAAACTTCTGATTCTGTGAGCGTTGTGAGATCGAAGCCGAACTCTTCTAGTTCTTCGGAGATAGTTTCTTCAACATCTTCCTCCAGCTCCTCTTGGCGCTCGGATTCTTCGTCAATCCAGGTCTCTATATCCTCAGCTAACACAGCAATGCCAGCAGAGATATTAGCCAGCATGTACCTCACGGCGCGGCGACTTGAGCGAACATAATTTAGATCCGAATTAAACGGCTTCAGATCGGATCCGTACAAAGCATTGTGAATTGCGATGATCCTAACTAGAATCCGGGTCGCAACAAACTGTGTGTTATTATTATACGGCGGATCGTCTTTGTGGAAAGTAAAGAGTATTGGACGGTGTCGATCGCCGGTGCGGTTGCGACTATTGAAGAAGTCAGCTTCCCTAGCGGCTCGTGAAGTGGAAGGACCGAAGTTCTGGGCGCGGGCAATGGTGTCGGCATATGCTATCTTGAAATAGCGACGCCGATGCGCATCGGATTTGCTGTTGGGAGCGTATACCTGACTTCGGAAGCGTCGCAGTTCTGCCTGGACCGCTTGCATAAGGGTCCGATCTTCTTCCTCATACGCGTGCGGGTTTCCAAACGTAACAAATTCCGGCTCGGCAGAAAATTTCTCTAGCATGATGTTCATTAAAGCCACATGATCAAACCAGTTGCGGCGGACAGGTGTGTTTTTATCATTTAAATCGGCGTTGTCCGCAAACGTGGATGCATTCAAGTTATCGGCGCCTAGGCGCTGGAAAGGCCAGTCTTCGATCGGATGTCCTTCTCCGGACACCTCCTCTTGCTCTTGCTGGGCAAGATCGGGATCGTCGGGAAGTTCCCGGTCGGCGCGGAGTCCACTGGGGGCGACCGGGCTGCCGTCGCCGGTTGCCGTCTGGAGGTACGGGAACACAAACTCAGGGTTTGTGGGTATCGCACCAAGATAATCGAGGGCTTCAGGGAAGCTGTTCAGCGCTGCAGTGTCCTTAAGGAGTGCTCGATATATTTGCGGGCGTGATAAATAAGCTGAATCTGCCATAATTCTTTACCTCTATTCTCCTGGCTCAATGTTTTGCAGGGCATTCAGTAGTGCGCTATAAATACCATAGGCATTAGTGGAGAAGTTGCGAGGGGGAGTACCGAATCCCTCCATTCTAAAGCCCGGTTCTTCGAACGTTGACCCAAAGGCAGCTACACCATCGTCGTCGGTGTCCCAGTCCGGGTCGTTCTCGTTGTCGCCCGTCTCAGGTACGCCTTCGCCGTTTCCAAAGGGTCCTCCCCAAATAGCCGTCGCAGATGTGGACTCGTCGGCTGGGAAGCCGCTGTCTTCGTCCTCGTCTTCTTCGTTTGTGCCTCCGGAGTCGCCGGTGCCTTGGTCCCCTCGATCTGGACCACCGCCTCCACCGCCTCCGCCGCCTCCGCCCATTTGTCCAGCAGTTTCCATGTTGTACATTTGCTCAAATGCCAACGCTACAGCAGCAGGGTCCAAACCCATTCCAGCGAGATCCAAGATATCGAGTAGTCCGCCCATACCCATCTCGCCTAACCGATCGAGTTCGCCCTGTACCCCAACCAGAATATCCTCAATCATGGAGTCGGGCGCTCCAGCGCCATATGCACTGTCCCAGAACAAGCCGGCTGCCTCTTCTGGAACGGTACCTGGGTCCACTAACTCCTCGGCGTTGTAGAACTCCTCGAAGCCGGTATCGCGTTGGTAGGTGGTTTTGGTCCGTCCGTGCTCATTGACTTGGTCTAGGAGGGGATCAGGGACACCGGGGTCGACGGCGGCGGGAATGGATGGTGGCATATAAGTCTTGGAATAAATCTTATTAATTAACTTTATTACGCGTGGAAATGGACTTTCCTGTCGAGGAATTTCTACACCGTCCTCGGTGAATTGCCACTCAATAATCGGGTTATAGGTATCGTCACCGGTATAAAACCACAGAGAGAATTCGCGACGGTAGCCTACTGGAGGCTGAACTGCAGCCATCTCGTCTAATACAAAAATCGTAGGCTTCGCCGGACCAATCTCGACATCCTCAGTGGTATCTCGGAGGGCGTCGGACGTATCTGGTAATTCGATCTCTCGAAAGGATATCTCTGCCGCGGCAGCAAGCTGCGTGACGTTTGCTGGAATCTCTGCGGTACTGTGTAGAACAGGATATGTGCTTATAAGGGCTTCTGTGAGGGGGACCGGCACAACATCCGTGCGCTTCAGAGCCTTACGCAGCACATTATTGAGAGCTGTGCGCGAGCGGTAGAGTCTTTCGGCTACCAAATATTCGATAATATCCTCGAAGGTAGCCGTATTCTCTGCAGATGACTGGTATGCCGCTGATCTTGATCCTGTGTTGGTGAATACCGTTCCCACAGGAAATACGAGGTCCTCGGGCGACTGGGTGTATCGAATACCGCCGTTGGAGACATTTACTTCTCGGTTTAGTTTTTTTCCGAAATAGCCTAGCATATCGTTTTTTAAAGCAGTGATATTTTGGGGTTGCAAATTTGGCGGAAGTGAGGGAGTATCAGGATCATCCAAAAAGCTAAACAATGAATCTTTTATTTGCCTTGTCATGAACTGGAATACAAAACTATCTCGGCTTTGTATGAGACTGTCTGCCGTAAACGCAGAAAATACAAATATATTTTTAATAATGAATTCGGCTATGTGAATCTGAATGTACGTCAATAGTAATCCAAATTTGAGAGCGCGGCGAATCTTATCACGAATTGAAACCCCCCGGTCGCTACAGGCTTGTTCCGCATACTCTTTTGTCATCTGTTCTAGGATACCCTGAGTGTCCAGTAGGTCAGCTATCTCATCGGGTGGACAGCCTTCATTTAGATGAAAAAAGTTTAATGTTTGTAAAGTAGCTGCATCAAATACCCCATGTTCCACAATATAATCGATCATTTGTGCCACTAGAGCCACATATGCTTTAGGGAATTCGCGCTCGATAATACTGGGGTGCGCTGAGGTTTCTTCGTCCTCCATCGGGTCAGCGAGGGGGTCAGTGGGGAGGGTTGCCATATATGCGTCTACAAACCGTTGAAGATAAAGATTTGTTAGGTCAGTTCCCGGGTCTTCTTGAGAGTTAAGTATTTCTTCAAGTACCGGGGCGCCCAATTCTACGGGACCACTTTTAAAAACCAATCCAGAAGTGGAGGCAAAATTAAGGCGAGCTTGTTGGGAGTGTCCGGGATAGTTATGGGGATAAATGATGGACAGAGATTCTTCGCGATTGGCGGCGTGTCGCGACGGGGCAAGAGTTGAAAAATTAAATTTAAGGTTAAACGGTTCTCGGTCTGATATCTCCTGTTCAACGCCTACAATTTGAGCGAGCCCGGGCGGGTCGCCTACCTGAGGGCTGGAAGAAGCAACTTCCGACACTAGTTTCCTCTGAGAAATAAAGTTCTCCGGGACAATGTATTCTGTTGTCGCGGGACTGTAAACACTGTCGGCTACTTTTAGATACTTTGCAAAACCTTGATAAAACTGTTGATTAAATCTATACGTCTTGACTATAGGCTCATTGAGTCCGGATGCCATAATCTCTGCTAAGCTATCCGACATCCCCTGGGCTGAGGCTTCAAAGTTTGACTCGGCTAGGGCGGTGGAGATCTCCCTCAAGACTGCCGTGAAAACCTGTGGGATTTCACCGATATCCACCCCGAATAGCTCCTGGGGAGGCACGTCGCAGTTCTCAAAGAGTTCCACGGCTCGGTCGGCTGCATCCGCGCCTTCGTTTAATTGCCCCATGACCATGTCGACGGATTCTTGGATTTTTTCCATAGGAGCCGGGTCGAGGGTGGGCGACCAACTCGGATGCATGTCGGGACCGTGCCCCAAGAGCTTAGCTGCCGCTGCAGACCCGTAGATCGAAGACTCGCCGCCGCGGACCCAAGCGGGCTCAAGAAGAGTTTCTTTCAGAGATTCAGTTGAATTTATAAAGCTGACTTTAACGGTCTCTAGAACCGTGTTAAAGGCTTCGGGAATAGATTTAGTAATTGTGGGATCGTTAATAAAGTTTGCTGCGTCCATGCAGTCAAAGTTCAACTCAGGAAGCGGCAATGTAGTCAAGTTTCCTAAATCAGGAGCATCTGCCAAAGCCAAACAAACATCAGCTTGATTGAGGACTAACACAGTATTTGCGATTTCATCGCAGAGGTCGGTAATGTCCACCAACTTTGCAAGGTCTTTCATAACTCCCACCACCGCAGCCGGGGATGAGAGGTTCTCAGTGATGAAAACATTATCATACTCTAGATTGAATTCAACAATACGGTTAAGCAGGGAGGTGGGGGGTATTATTCCGACACTAAATAAATTACAAACGTCTATAGAAGTTAAAATTCCAGAAAGTGCCGATAAATAACGCCGTAGTTCTTCAACGGCCATATTGTGTTTCTGTGCTAGGGCGGCTAGTCCATTTCCGGTCGGGTCGTCGGAGAGCAGTTCGATGTCGGCTGCTCCATAATCCGAAGCATGGGGGTTGTTAATCTGACAACTTTCTCGTATCAACTCAGCGAGCTTCTTAATAATCTCTAGAACCGTTTGCTGCACTGTGTCGATCAAGATTTGTAAAATTAGTTCACCTATATTCCCGTCTTTCATCTTGGGAACAAAGTCCTTAAGATTAAATGCTGGAATCTCAAA